CACAATAATCTAATAAATCACCGATTACAAAAGCGTGCACATTTTTTTGTTTTTCACTTCTAACCTTTTCTTTCCCACCTTGTCTGACTCTAAATTCAACATTACCTAATTTAACATAATCAACATGTAAAATAACTCTATCATTTAGTTTAACGGAAAAAGTATGTTTATGCAAATTATAATAAACCATAACTCTTGAGCCAATAAACTCATTATTCACCTCTTGTTCAAATAAGTTTTTAAATTGACGTTCTGTTAATAAAATTTTCATAATCCTCTAAATTCGTTTTCCATAACTGCAGAAGCAATTATAGTTCTATAAAACGGTTTGTACCCCGCATAAGTATGTTTATTGTCAGATACAACCCTACCATCATTAACTACCGTGTAGTATCTAATTCTATCTTCAGTTTCATAATATCCAATATAATCCCCAAAATTAATATCTATTTCCAATTCATCTAACTGTCTTTGATATACGGAAACTCTAAGATTACCCGGTTCCATTTGGTCTATTCGGGAGTTACCCATCATTTTATTTTCAGGAGCTAAGATTTGAACAAATCCTTTAAATTCTACAGGAGCTAAGAATTTAACACCATCTTGGACTGTTTCACCGTATATATTATCTGTTTTAGTTTTAACTCTATCAACACGATATAATACTAATGTGAAGTTCATATCACCTTCCAACCACTCTGTTCCAAGTGATGTCTCTAAAAAAAAAAAATCTTCTTCAGAGAAGAATTTTCCAAGTCTTGTAATTGGTACTGAATTATTTTTTGACATATATGTTATGTTTTTTTACAAATTTATAAATATGTTTATTACTACATCCATATAAATTACCAATCTGAACATAATTTAAACCATTTTTAATATTATTTTGTACGGCATCAACATTCAAATTATAAATATTGGATTTTGGTTTATATATATTATATTGTCTTAGTTTTTTATTTATTGTGTTTATACTACAATTAAATTGAACACTAATTTCTTTTATTGTTTTATTTTCTTTAATATACAAATCAAATAATACATCTTTACTAATATCATATTTAAAATTATGGTTTTCTTTACCATATTTTTTATTTTTTTTTGATAATATATTTAAAACATTTTGGTTATGTTTTTTACCATAAAATGGATTATTTTCACCGGTTCTTGGTAGGCATTTTTGACAATAAGTTCTACCATAACCAATTTTTTTACCACAACTACAATATATGAAAGATTTTCCACCTCGCCAGTTGGAATTTTTTTCACCAACTTTTTGTCTCATCTTTTCTTTAATTTTTTCAGACCACTCTTCATTATTCCATAGATTCTTAATTCTATCACTATGTATTTTTCTTTGTTCTTCACTCATTTTTATACCCTTTTTTCTACCCGATATTTTTTTTCTAGATTCCTCAGAGTGTGTTTTACCATACATTGGATTTATATCCCCACCATCACTTAAATTTAAAATTTTTATATTTTCATCTCTACATCTTTTTATTTCATCTATTTCACATTTCAATAAACTTTTATAATCCTTACATTCTTTTATTAATTTAATAATAGGTTTAACCCCCTTTAATTTAAGTTCATTGAACCAATTTTTTGTTAAATAATTTGTTGGTTTTCTTAAATGACTATTTAATCTACGTAATAAACCATTTTTAGTAATTCCAACATATTTCAAATCATCAGAAAAAGGACAATATAATCCATACAATTGAAATTTTTCTATTTTTTCATTCATATTGATAAATATTAAAAAGTTTCTTATTTTTATATAAAACCATAGTTTAATTTTGGAAAGTCCGCAAACTGGTTATACAATAAATATACTCGAACAACGAGCATTGGATATTCTTGACACATATCAGGGAGCAAATAACTATATACTTAAACTAAAACACCTTAAAGAAACTAATAAAAAATTCTATCCAACTCGTTCACAATCAGACTATATTATTAATTTTTTCAATACAAACCCAAAGGTTGCAAAAAAATGGGTTGAACTTGACCCATATTTCGCAAAAAAAATTGCTGATGAAAAATTGTATACCGAAATACCAAAAGAAGTTTGGGTTGAAAAATTATTAGTTGAACGAGATAAAGCTTATCATATTTGGGGGAAGTTCTTTTCAGGAGAGACAATCCATGATTTTTATTTACCAAAAGGTGCACTAATTAAGACACACTCAATAAAAGATATTCAAGTAGATTATTCTAAATATGGTCATAGACCTCCTTTAGAACACCAGAAAATTGCTATTGAACGATTGGCGGGAAGTAAAAGATTTATTTTGGCGGATGATATGGGTTTGGGAAAAACGACCAGTACAATTATTGCCACCCTTGAAACAGGTTGTAAAAAGATATTAATTATATGTCCTGCATCACTTAAAATAAATTGGGAGAGGGAGATTAGAAACTATACAGATAGGAGTGTCTATATATCAGAAGGAAAAAACTTTTCAACAGAACATGATTTTGTTATAGTTAATTATGATATTTTGAAAAATTTCTATGATATTAAGAACAAAGAAAACACTCAAATTTATCAATTTAATCCTGATTTAATCATAATTGATGAAGCACACTACGTTCAAAATGGTCAAGCTCAAAGAACAAAACTTGTTAATCATTTTACTAAGAGAGCTGAAAGAGTTTGGTTGTTATCAGGAACACCAATGACAAATAGACCAATGAATTATTATAATTTATTGAACATAATTGAAAGTCCTGTTGCTCAAAACTGGATGGCATACGCGATTCGTTATTGTCAAGGTTATCAAATAAATGCAGGAAAAAGAAAGGTGTGGATTGTTAATGGTGCTTCAAATCTCGAAGAGTTGAGAGATAGAACGTCAAAACAATTTTTAAGAAGATTAAAAGAAGAAGTACTCGATTTACCTGAAAAGATTATAACACCCGTTTATTTACGTCTTAAATCCAAAGAATATGAAACTTTAATGGGTGAATATTATGATTGGTATAGAACAAATACAGGTGAAAATTCTTCTTTGACAATTCAGTTTTCTAAACTAATGAAAGTTAGACAGGTAATTGCAGAAGAAAAAATATCTCAAACAATTGAACTTGCTGAAAATATTTTAGAACAAGGTAAAAAAGTCATTATATTTACAAACTTTACAGACACTTTAAATAAATTAAATGAACATTTTGGTAAGATTTCTGTAAAACTTGATGGTTCATCTACAAAACCACAGAGACAATACGCAGTTGACCAATTTCAGGAAAACGATAAAATTAAAGTATTTGTGGGAAATATGAAAGCGGCAGGTGTTGGATTAACTCTAACCGCAGCTGAAGCTGTTATTATAAATGACCTATCTTTCGTGCCAGGTGACATGAGTCAAGCTGAAGATAGAGCGTATCGTATAGGTCAGAAAAATTCAGTGTTAGTTTACTATCCTATTTTTGAAAACACGATTGAAGGTGTTGTATATGATATTGTTAATACCAAGAAACAAAATATAAAAATTGTAATGGGTGATAATATAGATAGTGGTGATTTAGTCGAAGAAATTATGAATAGGATTAATAATTTAACACGATAATATTATTTGTCGAGTAAAAGATATTTATATTAAAACAAAGTATAAATGTCAATAATTGCCGAACCAGAAAGAACCCAGTTATATACAAGATTAAGACACTTACTTGGTGCACCATTAAGAAGTGTTGAATTAGAAGATGAACAATTAGATTCATTATTGGAACTATCTATAGAGGATTATTCTCAATATATTCAAGATTGGTTGATTGAATCTCAATGGACTTCTTTATATAATTTAAATCTTGATACACAATCTTTATCTAAAGCATTTTTAACTAAAAGTCTGACCTTTGAGGAAAGATATACTTACGCATACTCTAAAATTGTAGGTCTTCAAGCAGGAGGTGATTCAGTCCTGAAAAAAGATTATATTCAACTTGTTAGAAATCAACAATCATATGAAATTCCTGCAAATAGAGAAATTAATGAATTATTGTGGTTTTCCCCCGCATCATTAAATAATGTTATGTTTGACCCTTGGTCTTTTGGTGCATTAGGTGCTGGTGGTGGACTTGGTGGTGGTGGTGGACTTGCTCAAATGGGTAATATGGCTGGTGGGTATTTTATGTTACCCGCCTTCGACATGCTTTTACGTATGCAAGAGATTAATATTCAAAGAAGAATTATTGCGGGTGATTTAACATATACGATAACAGCATTACCTGAAGGTAAAAAACAAATTAATTTAATGAATACTCCGGGTGGTAAATTTGATTTTGGTAATGGTACTTTAACTAAAGGTAAAGTTTGGTATCACTATTATGATACTGAAGGTAAAGATAGAGATAAATGTTTAAAGGATAATCCTGATATTATTAAATTACCATCTGATGTACCTTTTGAAAAAACTAGTTGGATTGATTTAAATAATCCCGCTCAAATATGGATACGTAGATGGTTCTTTGCATATGCTAAGGAAACATTATCAAGAGTTAGAGGTAAATTTAGTGGTAATCTTAAAACACCTGATAGTGAATTAACTATGGATTATCAATCTTTGGCAACTGAAGCCAAAGATGAGAAAACTAAACTGATTGAAGAATTAATTGGTGCTGAAGGTCGTCTAACAAGATTGAAACCTGAAAAAGTAATGGAAAGAGAGGCGTTACTTGCCGAAAACTTGAACAAACAGAAAAAGTTCACGGCAATGCCAAGACAAATATACGTAATTTAATTTATATGTTTACAATAACACCAATTCAGCCAAAAAAAGTTGTTAGAATTTTTAATCAACCTACAGAACAAAAACCAACAGAAAAATCAACTAATATGGTTAAAAAAATTATTTCATCTCAAAACTATACCACTAATGGTGAGTTTTTAATCGTTGTTAAAGATGTTGACAATTGCGAAATCAATTTAAATGTTAATACAACAAAACACATTGTAATTAAAGCGTTGACTAATGTTATAGTTAAAGATGCAAATTTAATAGATGGTTTTTATCACGAAATAACTATGAATAATGGAAGTAGTGTCGAACTTTGTGAAGTTGAGGGAACTTATTATATCATTGCATCGGATGGGTTGAAATTCGAATAATCAATAATTTTATTATTCTTTTTTAGATTTTCTTTTGCCCATAAAGGTTGTAGATTTGTATAATGACAAAGTTTATATATTTCTTCTTCAGTTTTTGCTGATGATAGGGGGATTATGTGGTCAATATGCCAACCGTAAAAACCATAGTTTTCCCAACTCATCCCGTCTTTGAATTTTTTTTCTAAATGTTCTTTTAGGAATTGAGGGGAACATCCAACAATATCAATTATTTTAGTATTTTTATTTTCTTTTTTGTAATTTAAAAAATCTTTAGTTCTTTTTCGTAAATTATTTATTAACTTATATTTTGGATTTTTAATCCTCTCAAGTTTTTTCCAATTCTTAGAATATTCATTATGTTTATCTTTATTGTTTTCAACATATTTTCTACAAGTTTCTTTTCTTTTTTCAGGATTAGATTCTCTATATTTTTTAAACCTCAATAATTCTTTCTCTTTATTATTTTGATAATATTTTAATAAGATTTTTTTTCTTTTTTGAGGATTTTTATCTCGATATTCTTTACTTTCAATTTTCCTACAATCATTACACGTTGACCTATAACCACTTTTAGTTCTACTATCAATTCCAAAATTGATAGTTTCTTTAATTTCTTTACATTTACCGCAAATCTTTGTTTCCATAAAATTCTCTAATTAATTTTTCAATTAATGTTGAGACCTTGAATCCGTCTTTTTTAATTCTTTTATAAAGTTTTGGGTCTAAACTAATTCCAAACTTTAATTTTTTATCTTCATCTTTGATTCTTGGTCTTCCCATATATAAATATCTCTTAATTAATTAAAGTTTCACTTTTATGTAAATTAATTTATGTGATTTTCCCAACCTGGTTGAGATAATTCATAAATATGATTTGGATTTATTTTATTCCTTTCCCAAAATTTATATTCTTCGTCACTTATTTTTAATAAGTCTTCAATAGTATCTTGGTCTTGTGGTTCAAATGGGATACCATTTATAAGTACCGATTGTTCTTTAGTAAAGAAACCTCTGTCTTCAGGTCTATCAACTAATAAACTATCTCTTATTTCTTCTTTAAAAACAATTAATAATGGTTCTATTCTTTTGTTAAAAGTTACAATTGCTCTTGGTACGTTATAATCACCCGTCATTTCAGGATTATCCCCAAGAGTTTTAGAATCTAACATATAACAATTTAATTGGATAATTGACTCTAATGAATCTTTTGGATAAGTACCATAACTTTCGTAAAAACTATCAATCTGTTCCTGAGTCCACCCTTTCTTAGGTTTATTTATTTTTTGAACATCTCCTTGAGATGATTTAGTACCATTATTCACATAGTAAATTACATCCCCTAAATTAACATTTAATTTATGTTTAATCGCTAATTCTAAATGAGCCATTCTTGACAAATCACCACCTGATTTACTTTTTTGTTTTGTTCTTTTTATATAATCATCTATTGATAATTTAACTTTTGCCCGTTGAGCAATTTTCATAAGTGGTATTTGTTTATCATAAATTTTTTGTAGATATTCATAATACCATTCAATAAATTCCTGACCTTTACCTTCTAGTAACATTTTAATACCAATATCAAGAAAATCCTCAATATACAATGGAAGTTTTTTACTTTTAATGGAATTACCGGTTAGTTTAATTTTACCATTATGTTCTAAAGTTGCATAATTTTTTCTACTCAAATTTATACAACTACTCCATGTCCCATCACAATCTAAAAACATCGGGTATTTCATGAAAATTTCATTATATTCTGCAACATCAGCCTCATATCCTTCATATTTTTTATCCTTAATTATTTGAGGGTTAATACCTTTACCAATGTAAGTCCTTTCCTCAACCCCATTTGGTAGACTATAATTACAACCATCAGTATCTAAAACTGTTGGTATGTACCCTTTTTTAGTGAAAAAATTAACCATTTGACGAAGATATTGTCTTCCAGTACATGTTATCATTTCACCTTGTCGCATATCACCCCAATGAAACACTTGAGGTGCCGATAAAGCACCAAATAAAGAGTTAATGAAAATTTTCAAAGGTAATTGAAGTCTATCATATTTTTGAGATATTTTCTTATCTTTTTTCTTCCATTCAGATGATAAATTTTTATTTTTTATCCTTTCAGTTCTAAAATAGGTCAACATAGCTTTCATACCACCCAAGATATCGCACTCAGGAAATACGTCATGAACAAGTTGTATTGATGGATAAAGAGATGAATAATCTAATTTCAAAATATCTTTAGAATAACCAACTTTAAGTAACCTTGATAAACCACCAACAAACTCAGTTTTTTTCTCTTTTTCGGGGATAGCTAATTTGTGTTTATATGACCAAGCAAGCATGATTAATTTCCAAATTGTTGCGGTACCAAGTGTTGCCGCGCGTTCATATGTTGTTGGTATCATAGATGCCAATAGAAATGTTCCTTGATTGAACTCGTCATCCACCAATAACGTCTCTTCCAAGTCATCATCGAGATATCGTTCAACAATATCATCGCCAGTTGTTTTTATATATGTCCCTGGAAATCTTTTATCTAAATCATCAAACTCAGGTTTGTCCGCTCTTTTATATTTACCGTTTGTAACGTTTAACCAGTATTCTTCTTTCTTGGCATACATTGAACCAATTTGGTCATGTCCAATATAAACACGGTCTTTTGCTTCAGCATTAATATATTGGGTGATATATTTCAAACCGGCAGATTTAATACTTGAGTTAATTGCTTGTGCTCTACGAACTGAGTGAATAATATCTATTATATTATAACCCCACATACCAACTTGGTTGTATTTCTCAACCTCGTTAGCTAATTTTAACATATTTTCAGATTGTTTAATGTTAACATTGGGGTTCAATGTTTTACTTATTTTTTTAATATCGAGATGCAATGCTTTACATCTCTCAAAAATCCAAAACCAGTCGAAGTTAGAAGAGTTGTAACCACCAATAATACTTGGTTTTAATTCATTAATAGTTTCGAAAAATTTAATTAAACCTTGTCTCTCCTGTTCCTCATCCGCACATTCAATAACCTTTTTAAATCCTTTATTGGTTTTCATCCCAATCATGAATATACGACCATCTTTTGGTTCTAATGAGGTTGTTTCTAAGTCGAATACAAACCTTGTAATATCGTTGTATTCTTCATAACCTTTGAATAGTCTTTTTTCTTTTTGAACTAGATATTGTTCAACTGGGGGTAGAATCATTATTAAATCTTTTGATTTATCTCCCCAAGGGTCAAGTCCTCCATCTCTAAAGAACTGAATTAGAGCACGATATCCTGATAGAGACTTAACCATAAATTTAAGACCTTTCTCAAGTCTTTCATTACCACCAGTCTCTAATTTTTCAATAACTATTTTGTATTTGGACATTGCCTCCTTCTGAAGACCTTTTGATGACTGATAAAAATTTAGATTTTTTAAGTCACCAACCCAAGCAAATGGGATAAATGTGTCCTTTCTTATTTCTTTTCCTTT